ACTACGGATGGGGGTATGGAGTGCCCAATCTGTAACATTAGTTTTGAAAGATTAAGGCAAAGGAGCAATTAAAATGGCAGCAATCGATTACGCCGGCTTGAACCACGATCTATATTTCGGGGACAAGACTGGTAAAAACTTCAAGCAAGTTCTGGGTGTGAACGACCTGGACTTTGACAACGATAAGGACGAGGTGACACGTGATTTTATCGACGGTACAAACCTCAAACTTATCAAATCGTTCAAATCGACCATCAAGTTTAAGGTGACGGACATTGGGCAGGATAACCTCAAGAATATCGTGCCTGGCTATGTCTACGACAACGGCGAGACTATCGATGGTACGACCGGTATCACTGTTGGTACAAAAGGTGCCGTGCAGGTTGGTTTACAAAAGGGCAGCTCGACACAGGTGCCTGGCATATTCAAGCTGGTACCAAAATTAGCAGCTCAAGCAGGTCATACGTTGTACATGCTCGACGCTACAGCAACCCTGAGTGACATCAGCCAAGAAGACGGTTTGACTGAGTTTGAAATCAGTGTTACTGGCAAATTGATCAAGGGCGACCTGACATTTGCATAACAGGGGTGACACGGTGCCAAAAACACCGTGTCAATAGGTAATTTAACAAAAAGTAATGTAGTTTTTACAACTATGAAATGGAGGATGAGATGGCGTTTAAGTTTAATAAAACTCAAAGCCAGACTAGTGCGCCGCGTGTTGTCATGGCGCTTGAAATGAGCGACAACGGCAACGTGAGCACCTTGAAATACGTCGTTCCGCGCCTAAGCCGTACAAAAGTGGTTGCAGCTCAATATGATGCTAGGCGTAGCGTCAAGGGTGTGGGCAGTGCACAGCTACAGGCGATTGTTTCTAATTCGCTAAGTGGCGAGCTGCTTTCTAGTCTAGAACCAATTGATGGTGCGCCAGAAGTAGATAAACTCGTTGAGTTGATCGGAGACGACAACCTGGAGGCGTTCATGACTGAGCTGTTTAGACTCGCAACCGAAGATTACGCAACACTTCGTGCTGAGGGGGTAGAGGTACTGTAGTAATGGAAGACCACGAGCAGCAGTATGATCCAGAAAAACTAGCCTTGCTGATTGAAAAACAGACCAAGGATATTTTGAAGAATCAGAAAATCACCGCTGCTGCTCTAGTTTACTACTATCAAATACCGTTTGCTGAGGCGGTAGAGATGCCATACGGAGACTCTGAACTATTAATCAAAGCAGCTCGTGTATTCAAGGCACAAGAGTCGTTACAGCAAATAGCGGTAATTACCGCTGCGCTGAGCGGTAAAAAGGCTAACAAGCTGATTAGTTTATTGGAGAAGCAGGCGAAATGGTAGGTTTATTTGATAGATTCAAGGTATTTTTCCAGACGAGACTCAAACTCGTCAATATTTTCAATGTCAGAGACGACAAGCGAACCACCAATGATTTTTTCGCCAATCGTCGTAATCCCGATGGTGTTGCCATTTCGCACAAAGCCCTCTATCGTTCGATAGTTAATTGTACGGGTGAGTTTGCCATTTCTGAACTTGATGGCGGTATCTGTCAGCTCAAAAGAAACGTTGCGGTATTTTCTATAGGCGAGCCAAGCGGTTACACCAAATGTAATCATGTGCAGCCAAAACCAAAAAACCAGCTTTTTTATGAGCCACTTTTTAGACAGATGATATTGTTTATTCATTTAAGAGTTCCTTTCGTCTTATACCACAATCATAGCATAGACAGGGTAATAACGTCATGAACCAAGGCGAGATTATTATCACATATCGTGTTGACTCGAGTGGTGCAATCACCGCTATGAGCAATGTCCAAAAAAAGATGCACGAGAGCGAGAGAAATCTCAACTCGACTCAATCAAAATATGGCAAGTTTTTTGACGGGCTAAATCAGGGCTTTGGTGGCGTTGCTAATACGATAAAAAAATTTGGTATCGTCGCTGCCGGTGTTATCGGTGGCGGTACATTTGGTGCAAAACAGTTTATCGACCTCGCCAGTGGCTTGCAAACAACACAAGCGCAGATGGCGTCGCTCACTGGGTCAACCGAGGCGGCCAACAAGGTTTTTGGTCAACTGTACAATCAGGTACTTGGTAAGCCAATCGCTTTCCCCGACGCCTCAAAAGCAGCCTCTACATTATTAGGCTATGGGCGCACGGCACAGCAGGTTATACCAGACATGGACACTCTGGGTAGGCTGTCTATCGTTTCTGGTGCAAATTTGCAGAATTTAGCACTGGTTTTTGGACAGGTTACGAGCCGTGGTGCGCTGTTTGGACAAGACGCTCTACAGCTGATCAACAATAATATCCCGTTGACTACCATCTTGGCCAAGAAGTTCGGTATTTCTATGGAAGAGGCTGCTGGAAGAATCAATGGTGGCAAGGTTAGCGCTGAGGAGTTTACCGCCGCCATGGCGGAATATGCGCAGAGCCTAGATATTAGCAAGTTCTCAAACACGTTTCAAAACAGGATGATTAGCTTGCAGGGCTCGATTCGGTCACTCGGACTAGAGATTATTGGCGTACGGGTGGATTCTGAAAAGGGTCTGATAGTTGACCAAAATGGACTATTTGCCAGGTTTAGTGATGGCGTCACAAAGCTCACTGCTTTTTTGAAAGAGAACAAGCAAACGATTGTTGGTTTTGCGAATTTCATTATAGATAATGCTGTCCCTGCTATTGCAGCATTGGGGGCGGCATTTGTGGCAATGAAAGTCGGTCAGTTTGCAACAACGATGACAAAAAGTGCCATCGGTTTGCGAGGTTTCATCGGCGCCTTGAAGAATGGACAATCGACCATGGCGGCATTCAATGCGGTAGCGGGCATGAATCCATTTACAATCATAGCCGTGGCAATTGCTGCGGTCGTCGGTGCGCTAGTGTTTCTACAGGTTAAATTCAATATCTTTGGACAAGCATGGAACGCTATCACGGCAGTATGGGGTGCAGCGGCTGGGTGGTTCAGCGGAGTGTTCGGAGCTATTGGGCAGGTTGTTAGCGGGTTTGTCAGCGGCGTTGTTGGATTTTTTGGCGGCATCTGGACCGACATCACTACGGTATTTAATAACGTTGTAGCTTTCTTGCAGCAATGGGGGCTTACAATTTTGGCGGTGATATTTGCGCCGGTGGCACTGATCATCGGGCTGTTCTTTACGTTTAAGGATCAAATATTTGCCGTGTTCCAAGCCGTCTGGGATTTCATCGTAGCGACGTTCACCCCAGTGGTGCAGTTCTTCGGCGGAATATTTACTGGCGCCTGGAATCTTATTGCGGGCGTATGGGGAGCGGCTGTCGGATGGTTCGGCAGCATATGGGGCGGTATAGTCGGCGTGTTTAGCGTCGTAGCCGGTTGGTTTGGTGGAGTATTCAGAGGAGCTTGGAATGCTATAGTTAGTGTATTTGGAGGATTAGCGGGCTGGTTCAGAGGTATCTGGAACGGTGTGGTTGGTATTTTTGGTAGCGTAGGTGTGTCTATAGGCAATGCTATCGGCGGGGCGTTCAGAGGTGCCATAAATGGTGTGCTAGGCTTTGTTTCTGGAATGATTAACGGATTTATCAACTCGATAAACTGGGCGACAGGTATTATCAACGCTATTCCTGGCGTCCATATTCCAAAAATACCGAACCTCAATATTCCGCAGCTTGCAGAGGGTGGTATTGCCACAAAAGCAACCCTAGCCATGATTGGTGAGGGTAGTGAGCCGGAGGCCGTTATCCCACTGAGCAAGCTGAGCCAGTTCTTGAAGAACTCTATGGACGAGAGAGGCACTGGCACATCATCTAGCGGCAATACACCTCAAATCAACCAAACAGTCAATCTCACCAACGGCATTGATATTGATCAGTATAACCGCAGCTTGGTGCAGCAGATGAGGAGGGGCTAGATATGAGAACATATGACGTACGGATTACTAATATGCGCACTAATGAAAGCGTGTTTTTGGCGGGCAGTAAACAAGGGCTATCGCACCTAACACCGCCACTGAAAGGTTTTGGCGACCCTGACGTACGCAACAGCCAGTATGTATTTTCTGGTGCGGATGGCGGTAGCGTAGATGAGCAGTTCTATGGTGTGCGACAAATACCATTGAGCTTTTTCGTGTTGGTGGAGCATGACGGAAAACTGGCCGAGATGCATGCTGAGATGGCAAAAATTGCCAGAACCATCAAGATTCGCGACAAGTTGCGAGTGCAGCTATTCACGCCAACTGGACGCGTCTATCAGACAATTACCAAACTAACACAGCCTCTCGACCCAAAGATTGAGTGGCCGCTCATTGCCGACTATGATATCGAGTTGGTAGCGGGTGATCCGCGAATGTATGACTATACTGATGGCGCAGCACAGCGAATCACACTAGAGCGTCCACGTGACGGTGGTTTATTGTGGAGCCCTACAGGATTGCTTTGGGAGCGTGACGGCTTGCACTGGGTGGCTGGCGGAGGAGTGAATCACGCCATCAATGACGGCAATACGTACGTCTGGCCAACAATAACGATTTCCGGCAAAGTCACCAACCCGACCGTATCCAACCAGACAACTGGCGAAATATTGGCACTAAATATCAGCACGACAGACAGCGACACAATCGTATTTGATACATACAACCGAGAAGTGACGCTAAATGGGGTAGGTATCGATAATAACCTCACCAGCAGCCAATACTGGCGTTTGGTGCCAGGGCTAAATGAGCTGATTTTCAATACCTCGAACAGTGCTGATACTGGTATGGCTATCGTTGAGTGGTACAACGGCTATACAGGAGTGGCGTAATGGACGAGTACGTACCACCGCGCTACACTATCGAGCTGTGGCATCGCGGCAAAACAAAGGTAGCCGACATCACCAGACTTTGCCAAGACCTCGACTGGAGCATGACTCGCAACGGCGTTGAGTCGCTAGATTTTAATATGTCGATGCCAGACTGGGAGGAGAAGTGTCGACGGATCGGCGAGAATCCAAACACTATATTGAAGCCGTGGGTGAGCGACATCAGAGTTAAACGCAATGGCGAGTATTTATTTGGTGCAGTGGTAGTAGAGGCGAACCGCAACCTAAACACCGACAATGCGAGGGTGCTGGTGCAGTGTGATGGCTACCTGAATTTGCTTGACGCACGGTACCTGAACGGCCGCTGGAAAGGAATTGAAGCTACTGACATTGCTTGGGATATTATTCAGGAAGTGCAAAATAGACCAAACGGCGACGTTGGCATCACCAGGGGCAGCAGGCAGTACCGCACCGGCGTACGACGTGACAGAATGGATGATTGGGAAGACATCAACGCTAAAGATGCGTTGGTGTCGCTAACCAATTTGCAAGATGGCAAGTTCGATTTTCGGTTCACCTACGACCGCAAGTTTGAGACGTTCCAAACACTCGGCAACGAACGGCCAGACGTGACAGTACACTATCCTGATGACGGGCTAGGTATTGGTGCTATCAGGATGGCGCTGCCG